TCCCTTGTTCTTGTCATAGACTCCATCATGGCTTTTAGATAGTATTTTGAATGCCTTTTCTACAATATTTTCTTTATATATACCACGATACTCCTCTTTTTGAGCGGCCTTCAACAATAGATGGTCTGGAACTTTAAAAACTTTTCTAGTAAACCTCTGGAACATAAGTTTCATCATTTTCCTAGCATAGTCATCGGGTACCCTGAAGGACTGGCAGATCATTAAGCTTACAGGATCTTGATGTGGTCCCCATCCGCTCTTATCCTCATTGTCAAAAAATATTCTTGTTGATTCACTCATAGAACCCTTATATCTGTTATATGTTTCCATAACCTTTTGATCTTTAACTTTGCTCTCTATTATGTTTGTGTAATCTCCACTATTTTGTTCAACTGCTCTTATCTCTCTAGCAATAGTTTCTAGATATAATGCTAGCATCTTTAAGCAGACATTCATTATTGCTATTTCCCTGGGCTTTTGGTCATCTTTGTGTATCATTCTTGCTACAACTGAGGCATTATTAGAAAGGAGGTGGAGCATAAGGGGCAACAGACTATGGCTAGACTTACTCACAGTATCTATTACTTCCTTAGTTAATTTTGGCTTCAGAAAATCCTCTTCTTTATTTTCTAAATTATAATCTTTGAAACTAGAAAATGGCTTTCCGGTTTCCATCTTATATATAGACATAAATAGAGTTTCATAATCTTTGGAAGTTTGGGTATTTAAAATTTTCTTCCTTACTGTCTTGCCCTTAGAAGTTTTCACTCTAACTGAGGAGAAAAATGGCTTGAAGACTCCTCCCTTTCCTACATCAGTCATCGAAGCTCTGTTATTTATAGCTTTACTTACTGTCACAAGGTTAAATATATTTGTAGATTTATAGAATTCTTCTCGTATGTCCACTAGATTCAAGTCATCTTCTTTCCATTTGTCATGAACAGAAATCAGTGAAACCATGGCTCCCATCATAACTGTAAGGTGGCAAGGTTTGTGAAGTCCTCCGTCTCTATCTTTAAATAATTTATCGAGGAATAGTTGTTTAAGCTCATCTACAGTTAAGTCATCTGGTTCAGGGAGATTGGATATGTCAGTTTCTCTTCTGTTAACGTTATACTCTGAAAACTTCTGTCTACATTCAAATTGCTTTAGAAACACTTGGCTCTGCATGAAAGTGAGGTTGAACCTAAGTTTAGAAAATGCATAAGATACATACTGAAAGTTGTACATACTCATTTGACTATTATAATAGTTAGTAACAGCAGGCATGGCAACTCTCCAAACATATTTTTTATCTCCATACAATTTTCCGCAGTCTGAAAATCTTGAATCTACTTCGTCAAGACAACCTTTCAAACTGTTTTCCGACTTTAATATCTGTGTGTATGTAGTGACTTTTAACATCCTTAGAATGTATAGACGTTCCATAAATGTCTTAGGTTTGTACCAATTAAATTTATTAAAAAGATCACCTGTACCATTGGATACTGCTATAGCATTTTTAAACATAAATCTAAAATTGTTAATAAACTGGCTAAACTTGGTGTTGTTGATGTTTATAAGACCTAAAGCAAAAACAAAGTCTCTATATATTCCTTCTACTTCTACAGACTTCATAGACCTATGTGTATCACAAAGAAGTGTGTTGTACGATAGGGTCTTAGAGTATGATACAAGTCCCCAATCCAAATCAGATCTGCTCAGATTAAACCATCTGGTACTAGTCCGGAAATGCTTGCCTATTATTATGCCTTTGGCATCAACGGACCTCAAGTCACCCTCTATTACTATCGTAGAGTTATCTGAGTTATTGCTTGCCAAAGATGTAGTGGAAGCTACTATACCATGTTTATCAGATATCTCATCTATGAATAGTACCGTAGAATTGTTTTTGGTAGGGTCTCTCCTGATGTTATAGTTTAGAACAACCTTTTTTAACCTGTTCACAGTCTCACATACCTTTTGTATACACTCGGAGTAATTAGTGGAAGAACCAGATATAGTTTTTAGTGAATCGGAACATATCTTTCTAGTAAGTTCTGGAACTTCTCCCTCAACCATACTATCTGAGATTAAATTGCTCAGAGTATAATCATACTCATTATTTCCTGATATGGTCTCCATCACTTTACTTAAGTAGCTAAGCTCAAACTCTGGGTTATCCATAACAGAAGCATCGATATTTAGCTTATTCAGATCACACTTGTAGTTTGTAGAAGGAGTGAAGCTTCCTTTTCCATAGAAAAAATTCATGTAGCCCTTGTACTCTTTTTGACATTTGAAGTAGTAGACATTATCCTCATTGTCATTGAACTTGTTCTGAACTTTCTTTAGTGTGAATGTGCCCCACTTATGGTCTTCAACTTTACTACGATAATAATCAGCTTCTATAGTTGTGGGATGCTCCAAGTTGTCTACACAAAGACTAACAGCTAATGTTATTATTGGAATAGGCAGATTGTTTTCTTCGTAATATCTGACATATCTTTTACATCTTGAGTTTAGGGACAGATTGTTAGTATTCCAACTCCTCCTTCTCATGTAAGGATAATTAAGGGTAGGGCTTAAATCTCCAAATCTACACTTATCAACCCAGTTTAATGAATAGAAATTCCTGATATCATCATTCTTGATACTAGACAAGCTATATAGGTATTTAAGACTGCCAGGACTATTTGTCATAAGACCCTTAACACATTCACCTAAGTCTGGGTCTTGTATGTTCAATGGCTCCCTTATTTGCTCATTATCAACTTCAAATTTATCAAGTGATCTGGAGGCTGTTTGAAGGAGGTCCTTGACATCAGAGACTTTCATGTATAAGCATTTCTCTACATACCTCTCTGCCTTACTAAACATTCCTTTGTAGGGTCCGTCATCATCACTCATTACATTAATATGGAGCCCTGTTATGTTAGAAGAATCTCCAGATCGTATAACGACATGATTGTCACAAAAGGACATTATCATCTCCAATTTGTTCAATTTATCACTTTCATCACCATTCATGGTAGAACAATAATAATAATTAGTCCCGTTAAACCCTACAACATCATTTATTCCAAACCTAATTTGTCGATTGGAATTGGTAACATCAAAAGCCGTCACTATCTTTTTACCACTAATATCAACTTTGGAGGCAAGTAGATCAACATCTGATAAGACCCTAATACCTAATGAATTAACAGCTTCGATTAAGTGAATAGACCACCCTTCATGGAATAAGTCTATAGCCAGTTTCATTGTGTCCTTGAAGTGTGTCATCTTGCTGTCTATCATCCTCTCATCGTAAAAGTTTATCGAATCTGACCTTTGTCCAAGCTCTCGAAGCAAGTGACTAAGCTCAGGGATAGAGAAAGTATGGCCACTATTGGGAATTAAGTTATAGAAATGTTCAAGCCTAGATAATGGATATATGGTACTAGTAGATACAGACCTAAGCTCCTCGTGCTTATACTCATATGGTAGTTCTTCTTCAGGAAGCTCTTTCATATATTTAACTTTGGTGTTGCTACTCTCTTCTTCAGTATTCATGGTTCCTATGTTTTTTATTTGTCTTAATTAGTTCTTT